CCGGCGCCGGGCGTGGGGGTCGTAGAACGCCCGGTCCCAGGCAATGCGGCCGACACGGATGACCACTTCGCCGTCGGGTCTGCGGTCCGGCACGACCTCCACAGCGCCGACCCCCTCGACCAGCAGGTTCTCGAACACGTCGGAGCGCTCTTGGTCGAAGTCGTTGTTGTCCAGGACAAACCGGATTGCCTGCGTGGCGACATCGGCGGCGTCGCGGTCCTTCCGGGTGCGGGGGTGCGCCGTCACGTCCGTTCGATTCACCCGCTCCAGCCCCAGCAGGTAGTCGATCTTCGGCTTGCAGCGGTTGACGACGATGGGCGCCTGACCCACTGGCGCCCGTCGTAGTAGTCCCGGCACTTCCTGGAGACGGCATGCCCGGTGATCAGGGCGTCCGCCGACTGCTCGAACCAGCGGACGAGCTTCGCGTGGGTCTCGTCCGTGTTCGTCACGCCGTCCGCCACGATCCGCCTCCCCCCTCGTCAAAGGCGCGACCCCAGCGGTCCACGGGGGTCTGCGGCTCGGGCTTCTTCATCACCCAGGGCCGCGCCATGCAGGCGTAGCGTGCCTCGTCGTAGGCGTGGTCCTCCTGCCGGGTGTCCACGTCCTCGGGCCGCTTCTCATCCAGCACCAGATCCGGCACCGTGCGCAGGAAGCCGTCGGTGCATGTGGAGAAGACGAACAGGCCCGGCCCGCGCTCGTCGCCCACCAACCGGCGCCGCATCTCCTGGTAGCCGGCCAGGCGGTCGTTCGCCGCGGGCTTGAGCACCACCCCGGCGGCGGCCATCCGCTCCGCCACGCTGGGCCCGTCGGAGCGCGAGAACACGGCCGGGTCCGCCACCGAGAAGGCGATGCGCTCCCCCGGGGCCTCCCGCTCTCGGATGGACTCGGCGAGCTGGGTGCTGGTCAGCCGCAGGCCGGTGTCGGCCTTCCCGGTCCAGCCGTAGAACTCCCGGTAGCGCACCAGCGCCCCGGTGGGCATGCGCGGCCGTGTCCCGTCCGACACCGCCCACCACCCAACCGAGAACGGCTTGGACGAGCCCCAGTCCACCGAGCGGAACCGGGTCCAGTGGGGCGGGATGGTGAAGGGCTCCACGACGTGCAGGTCGCGGGACCACATCTCGAGGGCCCCACCCGCCACAATGTCCCAGTCGCCGTCCCGGAGGGCCTTCACCAGCGCGGGGCTCCCCAGACCGGCAAGACGTGTGGCGTAGCCCTGGTCCAGGCTGGGGTTGTCGTCCATCCGCGCGGGGATGAACACGCGACGCATGCCGCCCTCATCCTCCGGGGCCTTCCACACCGTGCCGGGGGGCCGTGGCATCACCCACGTCCGCTTCACCCAGGCGTGGCCGACGGACCCCGGGTTGCTGCCGCACTCGGCGCGGGGCAGCATCCCCAGGAAGTCGGCCGGGACATCGAGGTCGTCGGAGACGCGGAGCCGGGAGCGCAGGAAGCGGTACTGAGCCTCCGTGAAGTGGGTCAGCTCGTCGATCAGGAGCACGTGCATCTCGCGCCCCTGGTAGTCCTGGAGGTCGCGGTCGTGCTGGAGGTGGCGGAGAGCGATGCGGGACTCGTTGGCGAACTGGAACTCCTTCTTCCCGGCCCGCCATGTCACCCGACCGGCCGCCACGAGCGGCGCCAGAAGGTCGTGGAAGTTGCGGGAGCCCTTGAGGTGGTTGTCGTAGAGGTCGGTGCCCTTGCGCCGGAAGAGGTACGCTTGCAACCCCGGCACTGCCAGGCACCAGCGGATGGCCGACACCCTCAACAGGTAGCTCTTGCCGCCCCCCGCCGCGCCGCCGTACAGAAGCTCGTTGGCCTCGCAGTAGAACGCATCCTCCTGGCGGGGGTGCAGCTCGTAGAACACCTCGCGGGCCGCCTCCATGACGGCTGCCTCAACCACCGCGCGGCCTCCCGAACGTCACATGGATCGGGGGCAGGTCCTCCCCGTCCGCCCCTGTGATGGCCTGCTCCGGCCGCCCGTAGGCCCGGTCCAGGATCGCGTTCGCGGCCCGGAGTTGCACCATCGGGTCCTTGTTCCGCAGGGCGCGGCGCAGCACGGCGAAGGCTCGCACGGAGGCGCCCTTGAACGCCTCGCGAAGCTCGGGGCTCATTGCCTTCGGCCGCCCCCCGGGGTTCCCCGACTGGCCCGGCTTGAAGCTGGTGGCGGAGGCCGCCATCAGGGCCCTTCGCGGCGTTCGCGGGCCATGTCGCGCATCAGGTCGGTCACCTTGCGGTCCAGGCTCTCGATCTGGTCGCGCTGGCGTGCATCCATGTCACGAAGATCCGAACGGAGGGATTGCCATACCTGGGCCACCTGCTGCTGGTCCTGCACCCGGCCCTTGGCGTTCGCCTCCACCCGCCCCGCGACCTGTTCGACCCGGTTGGTCAGCCCGTTCCAGACGACGACCGCCGACAGCATGCCAGTCAGGATGGCGCCCGAGAACCGCGCCCACTGGCCGACGGTCATCTTGACGTCCATGACACCAGTCATCGCACCCCCCCCTTGGGGACTACGCGGCCTTGATCCGAGGCGGTCTCCGACGGCGGTGCTTCCCCGCCTCCCCCTGCGCGAGGGCCCACGGCACGACCAGGGCGAGCCCGATCAGCAGGAACACGACCTTGGCGATCAGGCACACCCAGACCACGGGGTCAGGAGCCTCCCTTTCCCCCCAGCAGGCGGGGCGCCACCTTCTCCACCGAGCGCCCCACCACATAGCCCCCCAGGCCGATCTGGAGCAGGGTCCACGCCTCCGGCGCTAGGCGGAAGGCCAGCAGGCCGAAGGCGTCGCACACCACCAGGGCCAGGAAGGTCAGCATCGTCACCGGCCGCCACGACCGCTGCAACCAGCTCTGCCCCTGGGCCTCGGCCTTGATGATGTCGGCCCGCGCCTTCGCCAACTCGCTCTCGTAGTCCATGAGCTTGCCGAAGACCCCGGCCTGGGCCTCGAACATCCGCTGGCGGGCGGCGTCCCTCTCCTCGCCGCTGGTGTGCAAGTTGTCGATCAGGTCGGCGACGGGCTTGAACAGGCCCGCTGCGACCTCCGCAACCCCGCTCATGCGAACGACGCCGCCACGGCCGCCAGCAGCAGACCCGAGAACATCCCGACCAGGAACACCACCCGATCCCGCTTGGAAACCCGCTTCATTTCACCCTCCACCGCAACTTGATCCATGCCCAGTACCGGCCATCCGGGGCCGGCACGTCCCGCCGGCCGTACTCCCCGAACAGATCTACGTCGCCCCAGGTTCGGACCACCAGGCGCGCGGCCCACTCACGTCCCATGGCCTCGATGCCCCAGTCGCTCCCGGGCCACCCCGCGAGGCCACTCCCCACTACGTCCGAGGGCCGCCACCCCTGGAGCCCGAGCAACTGGCCCTCCGCCTCCACCGACAGGAGGCGGGTCAACCGCAGCGTTGCGGCAGCGCCCAACTCGTAGCGGGCGACCTTGCCGTCAAACACCAGCTCGTTGTGGGGCGGGGCGACACCGGCCTCCAGGGTCAGGTGCTCCAGGTCGAAGGGGAGGGCGGCCCCGGGGCGGGGCATGACGACCACCGCGGCGAGGGCCAGCAGGGCGCCAGCCACGTACCGCTGGAGGCTCACCCGCTGCCGCACGGGATTCGCGCGCAGGTCGCGGCAGTCGTCGCACTGGCACTGCATCGCCGCGAGGCGCCGGTGCCGGCAGCGATCGCACTGGCAGGCGTCGCTATCCGGCCCGTCGTGTTCCGACTCCTGAAGTCGGAAGTCGGCGGGTTCCAGCCCCAGGGTCTCCGCGTCGGGAAGGAACCCCATCAGTAGCTCCACACGGTCGGCCTGGGGTGGTTCGCGTCCACCAGGTCGTCCAGGTGGATGAAGCGTTGGGAGTGGGCGCCCCGCTGGTTGACCCCGATCCCGGTGAAGCCGTGGCGGAGGGCGAGGGCGATCAGCCGGTGAGCGTCGGCACCGCTTACCCGCACGTCCACCGCGTGGCCGGTGGGATGCACCTCGGCGCCGCGCAGGGCGGCGTCGTGCTCGGGACACCTGTAGCCGGAGGTGACCGGCATGGGTGCCCCGAACTCCTCCCGAAGCGCCACAAGGCGCTCCATGAAGCCGGAGTGCATGTGAAGCCGCCCGCAGTGGCGGCAGGCCAACTCCTGGGCGGTGAAGTGCGGCCAGCCCACCGCCAGGGAGGCGGGAAGGGCATCGGTGGTCGGGTTGCGAGGGCGCCCACTCATGGGCGCAAGGTCTAGCACCCTAGGGGATGGGGTCGCTTGCGGTTCCTTCGTTTCGCGCGTTTCTGGCGAAACTTGGCGGTCAGGCCGTGCTGATGTCCCTCGCGTACACCGTGTTTCGCCTCAACCAGTCCACAAGGGCGTCGTAGGGCACGCGGTGGTGGCTCGACAACCTCCGGGCGAACAGCCCGGCGGGGTCGCGATCCTGGACCACATCCGGCTCCCAGCGCCGCACCAACTGCCGCACCGTCTCCCGGCAACACCCCAGGATGCGGGCCACGTCGCCGGTCGTGTAGTCGTTCTGGCGCGGAAGGTGGGCGGCCCGCAAGCGATCCTCCAGGGTTCGCCGGGCCTCCTCAACCTCGACGGCCAGGTGGTCAGCCTGCGTGCTGGTCCCGGTCACTGCACACCTCCCTCCGTGGGGGTCAACGTGACGAAGCGGGCGAGCCCCGCGTCGATGTAGTCCAAGACCAGGAGGACGTTCGTCCTGGGGGAGAACCCAGCCATGGACAACTCCATCCCGGCGTGGACAAGGTGGCTCCGGGCCCGCTGGACGTGATCGACGAACCGCGGGTCGTGGATCGCGGGGCCGCCCGTCACGCCTCCCGCGCCCCCAGCCCCCTGAGCCCCCACCCGGCGATGTGCAGGGCATCGGCCTTCCCGTCGTCCCCCTTGCGGTGCAGGTCCAGGTGGGGGTGGAGCTGCCGCGCCTCTTCCAGGCTGCGGGCCTTCTGCGCCTTGCGCCGGTCCGCCTTGCGCCGCTCGTGGGCCTTGCGCTCTTCGGGTGTGGCGCCGCGGTGGAGGCGGCCCACCTTAGGCCCGATGGCGTGGCCGAGGACGTCCGCCGTCCACTCCGCCGCCGGCACGCGCTTGACCGGCACGCGGCCCAGGAGGTTCCCCAGGATGACCCCGAACCACACCCCGCTCGTCTGCGCCGACTTGGACCCCTCGTGAGGCCGCGTCTGCGGCTCCTCGATGACAGCAAGCGCCGGGCGGTCCTCCTCGCAGATGCGCCGGACGAGGGCGGCCACGCTCGGCAGGTCCTCCGGCATGGGCCACACCTTGGCGTCACCCGGGGCCGCACCCACCACGGCGATCGCGCCGGTCTTGCCGGGGTCGATGCCCACGACCAGGCGGCTCACGACGCCAGCCCCGCCAGGAACCCCAACACGCCGCCAGCCAGCGCCCCCAACACAAGCCACGTCACCCGCAGCCGCATCAGGAACCCCGACAGGTCCGCCCCCTTGGCCGCCAGCTCCCGGTGGACGGCGTAGGGATCCAGGCGGTCCACATCTTCCGGTGCCGGGAAGCCGCTCACGCCGCCGCACCCTGCGCGCCCGCGTCCTTTCCGCCCTCGATGAGGGAGAGCTGCCCCGCGCGGTTCCCCGCCAGGTACGCATCCGCCTCCCGCATGATCTTGTCCAGCCCGGCGGCCTGGGCCCCAGTCAGGGCCTTCGCCAGCAGGGGCCGGCTCTTGAACTCCACGCCCTCGAAGGACACCGAGCCCTTGCCCACCGCCTTGACGGAGACCTTGTAGCCCTCGTCCTTGGGGTACGAGAACGTCACCTCGACCGCCCGCAGGTGGTCCGTCACGGTGCGCGGCAGCCCGAACGCCTCCGCGAGCAGGTCCGCCGCCGGCCGCATGGCCTCAATGAAGCTCACGGCGGGCGGGGCGTGGTAGGTCGTGGTCTCGCCGTCCCACTCCGTCCCCCGCAGCACCTCCCGCCCGACCTTCACCACGCCGTCCCGGATGCGGACCTTCGTGATGCGGGCCTTCTCCGGCTCCTTGCCGTCCGACAAGCGCAGCGAGGCCACCACGGGGTGGTAGAGCGCCGGCTTCTTGCCCTCGCCCTGGTCCACCTCGACCAAGTAGCTCTCGTGATCCCGGGGCGTGCCGTCGAAGCGGAGTCGATGCGTGTCCAGCACCCCGTAGAGCGGGTCCGCGTTGGCCCCCACGACCGCCACCACCTTCCCCGCCTTCTCCCGCGTGTGGCCCCCAGCCTGGGAGCCCCACACCACCTTGTCGCCCACGTTGAATCCCATGCTCACCTCCGTCCCTGATAGCACCCTGTTGTCAGGGCGTGTTACGGCAGCGTGTTCGCCGCCCACCTCTCCGTCGCGGCCCGGACCCGTGCGATCCGGTCCTCCGTCACGTCCAGCCCGAGCACCTGGCGGTAGATGCTCGTGTAGGCTGCCTCGCGCTCCTGGGGCGTGGCGTCGGGGTTCCGGAGGTCCCAGCTTTCCTTGCCCGCCCTGTAGCGCCGGATCTGTGCCTCGGTCATGTCGCCGCCTCCTCCTTCGCCCTGGCCTCCGCCAGCTTCCGTTCCAGGTCCGGCAGGAGCTGGCTGTTCAGCATCCGGGCCACCTCCACCCGCGCCTCCAGAGCCGCTACGTCGTCGCCCTCCTGGGCTTTGCACACGACTGGCGGGGCCTCCCGCTTGAGCGCCGCGGCCTGTTCCTCCCGCCGGGTGATGGCGACCCTGCGAACGCGGTCCACGATCTGCGCCGCCGTGGGGAGGCGGGTCAGCCTGGGGTCGCGGGCAAGCTTTCGGATGGCGGTGCGCCAGTCCTGCACCATCACGTCTGGGAGGTTCAGCTCGTTGGCGATGACGCCCCGGCGCTTGGCGTTGTAGCGTCCGCCGATGGCACCTTCGAGGTAGTCCAGGCCCTCGTTGAACTCGTGCTCGATCACGTCACCCTCCTCCTGGCCCGAACTTCTCCAGGGTCTCGGCGCTGATGGTGTCCCCGCGCCTCCGTCCTTCCCCCGAAGGCGAAGCCGAAGAACCGTTCCCCCCCGACGGGGGGGTAAGGGGGGGTTCTTGTCTAGTCTCGTCTGTCGCGCGCGAGGCAATTTGGCGTCGTCTTGGCGTCAACTTGGCGTCAAGAAAACCCAGATCAATCAACCTACTTAAGTCCGGTGTGAACTCGATTCCACACAGGCGTTGCACGATTTTCGGGTCTCGTGGCACCAAACCGTTGTTGTCGGCGGCCAGCATCCAGATCGACACGAGGTGTCCCTTTTCGGTGTCGGAGAGGGCCATCCACTTCGGGTCGCGGAGGAGGCGGCGGTGCAGCTTGATCCAGGGGGGCTGCGACCGGTCGGAGCGGTACGTCTGCCACTCTTCCCAGTCGTGGACCTTGAGGAGGTCGACGCTCACCCCGCCTCCCTGAACAGCGGTTGTTGCGCGCCAGCAGCGACAGCCGCCTCGTTCAACCATAGGACCTCGGTGCGGGAGCGCGCACCGTCCGCCATGGCAGCCCGCTCCACCCGGGCCCACCCTTCCAGCGCCTCCTCGTAGAGCTCCGAGTGGTAGCCGGACAGCACCACGGCGCCATTGAGCGTGGGCAGGAACGCCAGCAACTCGGCGTGATCTGCATCGTCCATCTCGTGGGTGTAGGCGTGGTAGCCACCTCCCCACCGCCTGGACTTGTTCGAGCGGGTCTCGGGCAGGTACGGGGGATCCACGTAGTGCAGGGTGTTCGCGCCATCGTGCGCGGCCATGACCTCCATCGCCTCCCGGCGCTCGATGGTGACGCCGCGCAATCGCTCGGCGATGAGAACCAGCGCCTCGGGCAGGTTCGCCCAATCGACGGCCGGCGTCGTGTGGCTCCGGTTCGAGTTCGCCCGGAATCCCGTCTTGATCGCCGGGTTGTGCCCGTCGGACCCGAACCCCATGAAGGACCGCACCACCAGCAGGCGGGCCCGCTCCACATCGTCGTCCGCCGGCATGCGGGCGCGTTCGAGTTCTTCCCGCGCGAAGGGGGTCAAGCGGATGGCCTCGATCAGCTCCACCGCACGGGGCGAGCGGAGCACCCGGAACAGGTTGACCGCCTCGCCATCCAGGTCGTTGTACACCTCCCCGGTGCAGCGCCGCTTGCGCAGGAGCACCGAAGCGGCGCCCCCGAACGGCTCCACGTAGACCCGGTGCGGCGGGAAGTGCTGGATGATCCAGGGGGCCAGCAACCACTTGCCGCCGTGCCAGCGCAGGGCGGGCCTGGTCGGGGCGTCCGTGGCCGTATTCACCCCGCCCCCACCAGCTTGACCAGGGCGTCGATCATGACGGCGAACCCCCACGCCGCCACGGCGCACAGGGCCAGGAAGCAGTACACGCCCACGGCCAGGTGGCCCAGGATGCTCAACAGGAAGCGCACCGAGGCACGCCCCCCCCATCCACGGCCTCCACCACGTCGCCCAAGACCATCAGCAAGGGCCCGTCCCACTTGTGGCCGGCGGCCTGGAGGCAGGTCATCGCTTCGAGCAGGTGATCCATCGCCTCGTCGTGGAGGAGTTCAACGGTGGACAGGCGCGGGGAGGCCGAGGTCACCCGCCCGCTCACGCCGCCGCCCCCCGACCTTGAGCGGGCCGTGGGAGCCCACGGGGGACGGCGGCGCCGCCCGGGGAGACCATCCCGGGCAGGGCGTAGTGCGGATCGGATTTGCGGGGTCGCATCCCTCTCCCCTTGCGCTCCCGGCGGGGAGCGGCTACGATCTGCCTACTGGTAGAACAATTAAGCGGCCTCGGCCTTTTTAAGCGGGCGTGAGGGCCTGTCACCACAGAGCACGGCGCACTCGTCCACGGGGTTCCCCTTCGGGAAGGTCTCGTGACGGCAGACACGCCCGTCGGTGGCGCGTTCCAGACGCAACGCGAATCCCTGCGATGGCGTCTTGTGACCGCCCGCGACCTGGTAGAGGTAGCCGACGGTCGTCTCCACTTGGTCGGCGACCCTCTTCCGCTCGTCGGCGTCAACCGACCGGAGGTAAACGGACAGCTTCATGCGGACAGATTTACCCGACGGTGAAACAGAATGTCAACCCACCGGCGTATTTTGCCGGGGGGTAACGGTCGCTACCATCCCGGGCATGAGGGTCAAGAACATCCGCCGCGCGAACCTGCTGGTCCTGATCGAGGAACACGGCCAGCAGGAGGTGATCCGCCGCGCCGACATTTCGCCCTCGCTGGTCAGCCAGCTCAAGAGTACGGCCGTCCCCAAGGGGAGGCGGACCCCCAAGGGGATCGGTGACGAGATCGCGGGCCGCCTGGAGCGGGCCTTCGGCAAACCTCACGGCTGGATGGACCAACGGCATGACCTGGCGGGGGAGCCGCGGGGCCTCCGTGACGGCGGGGTGGAGGTGCCCTACGGAGGCCCCGTCGAGGTCTCCACCACCCGCCAAGCCCCGCTCGTGTCCTGGGAGAACGCGGGCCGGTGGTCCGAGATCATGGACCACCACCTCCCGATCCACTCGGTCGGTCCGCCCATCGAGATCACCCAGGCCTTCGGGGAGCGCACCTTCGCCCTCCAGGTCCGGGACGACACGATGGAGCCGCGAGCGCCGGAGGGGGCGGTCATCATCGTGGACCCGGGCCGCACGCCCCGCCCCGGCTCCCTGGTGGTGGCCCGCCTCAAGGAGGAGGCCGAGCCCACGTTCAAGAAGCTCGTCGTGGACGGGCCCCGCCGCTACCTGGCCCCCCTGAACCCCCGCTACCCGATCCTGGAGGGCGAGATCGACGAGGTGGTGGGCGTGGTGTGCCAGGTGGTCATCAACGTGGAGGTCCCATGAACCCGCGCACCGTTTCCGTCCTCGGCGCCATCCTGATCTTCCTGGTGGTCGGGTGCGCCACGTCCACCAAGCGCCTCGCCACTCTGAACCTGGGGATGACCAAGCCCGAGGTCGTTGACTCGCTGGGGCAGCCGATGGCCGTGCGTGGCGCGATCACCAACAGGTACGGGCAGACCATCGAGGTGTGGGAGTACCACCTTGCCACCCGGTCGGCTGCCAGGGACATGCTCCTCGGGGCGTTCGCCGGGCCCGACGCCGCGTCCCGCATGACGCCCCGGAACCGGGCCTACTGGCTCTACTTCACGGACGGCCAGCTCGTCCAGTGGGGCGAGGCCGGCGACTGGGGCAAGGAAGCCGACCGCATCTACGAGGTCCGCTTCGACCCGGCCCCGCGCCTGGGCCGGGCCACCCCCCCCACCCTGCCCTGACCGCCTCCCGCATCCCCTAGCCGTCACAACCTGACCCCTCCCACACCCGCGCCCGGCGCGGCCCGGACCCGTGCACCCAAAAATTTCGCCATTGGGTGTTGACAGGGCGTTTCCCCATTGGGTAAATTCAAGCCGTGCCCAACGAGCCGGGCGCCGCACCCGCCGCAGCGGGAAGAAGGACCGAACGATGGCAAGCAAGGACACCCCACATTGTCGGGGCTGCGTGTACCACCCCGAGGAGCGACCGTCCCTCGGGCTTTGTCGGCATCCAGACTGGGCCCACGAAACCGGCCCGTTCGCGGAGCGTGGCGGGCGGTGGCAAGACTGCTTCACCGCACCCGTCAAGGTCTCCTATGACGTGATCGTGGCCGCCGGCAAGGCTGCGGCGGAAGCGTCGATGCGGGCCGCTGGCCGCGACACCTGGAACGCCGACGATGTGGAAGCGGGGCGCCTCGCGGCTGCCCGCATGTGGGTCTTCCAGGGCGTCACGACCAACGCCATCGGCGAACCGCTGGTGACCGCATGAGCGCCGCCGACGTGGTGCGCGAGGTCCTGGCGGAGTGCGAAGCGCGCCGTCGCACCCTGCCGCCCCCACCCCCACGCCATGACCCCACCTGCACCGCCTGCGGGCTGCCGTGCGAGAAGGTCACCGGCTACGAGCCGGAGGACCGCCTGCCGTCGGACCCGGACTGCCGGTTTTGGGGGATCAATTTCGTGGGATTCGACTACGAGGCGTCCGACTGCTGCGGCGCCGAAACGGAGGACAAGATCGTGAGCATCGACGTTGAGGACGTGGTTTCGGACGTGCTGGAAATCGTGGAGCACCTGACCACGGTCGCCTCCGGGGCCCGGAGCGACATGCACAAGGCGCGGTGCCTGTACGAGTCGCCGGAGACCCTGTCGGAAATCCAGGAACAGGCCCTCGCGCGCCGCATGGAGCGGGCGTCGGAGCAGGCCCAGCGCGTGGACTTCCTGGTGGGCGCCCTGGCGGCCTACGTGCAGAAGGTGAACACCGCCCTGAACGAGCCCGACCCTGACCCGGACGACAGCGGGCCCCTGCGGGTCCCGGCGGCCGAGCACCTGGGGCATGGGGAGGCGCGGGCAGCATGACCTTGACGACGGGCCGTTCGGTGGGGGCGCGGCGGGGTAGCCACACCTCGATAGGTCCTCCCCGGGGCCGCATCCGCGCCTATACGGCCCCCCGTCGTCAAACCGCCCCCGCCCGGATGAGCCGGTGGAGAGTCCGAGGGCCGGCGGCGTCCAGACGCCACATGAAGGGCGGGGGCCACGACTTTGATCTTGCGGGTGGCGGCAGCGCGGAAGCGCGGGGTGTCAGCAGAGTGCAAAGAGGCGGACACGCCCACGGGGGCGCCTGATCAGCGCCGAAAGTGTCCCTAAGACAACAATTCCCGCCGCCACCCGCAAGACATTTCCCCGGAATAGGCCGGGGAACGAGCGCCCGGCCGGGGTTGCAGTGTGCCCCGGCCGGGCCAGACCGCGAAGGAGAAGGAGAGCCCATGTTGTTGACCATCGACGAGGCCAGTGAGAAGACGTGCCCGTTCCTGCCGCCCCCTCCGGCCGACGCCGTCGAGGCCGAGGACACGCCGGACGAGGAGGCGGAGGCACCCACCGACGAGCCGGACGAGGGTGTGGAGGGGCCGCCCGCCGAACCCCGCTTCGCCACCTGCATCGGGGACGCCTGCGCCGCTTGGCGCTGGGACCGCGCGAAGGTGTCCGGGTACTGCGGCGCCGCCGGCATTCCCATCGGCGTCGGGTCCTGGAGTCGGCGCCCCAGCTAACACCATGATCGCCGACATCCTGCACAAGGTGGCGGCCATGAGCGATGGGGGCGGGGGTGCCTACTACCCCCGCCCCTCCCTCGCCGGCCCGGAGCGGTGCATCCGGCAGATGACCTACGCCGCCCGGGGGGAGGACCGCACGCCCCTCCCCGGCCGCGCTCTCGTCGTCATGGACGATTCATCGTGGCACGAGGAGCTGACGGCCGACCTGCTCCGCAAGAGCGCCTTCCAGGTCCACAGCGAGCAGATGCCCGTGACGATCCCCGACTCCTTCCCGTGGCGCAATGGGCGCTCCTGGACCTGCCACGTGTGCCGCCAGAAGGTACGCCCGAGCGATTGCCACGGCCACCTGGACTTCATCGTCACGGACATCCTCGGCAACGACGCCCTGGTGGAGCACAAGGCCCTGTCCCACTTCGGCTTCGAGCGCATCCACGCCGGACGGGAGCTCCCCCTGGACTACCTGACGCAGGAGGCCATCTACCTGCGCGGGGTGCAGCGTGACAACCCCTCCCTGGACCGGGGCCTCCTCCTGGTCAAGAACAAGAACCAGGGCGGCTACGTGGAGATCGACAGCAACTATTCGTCCGCCACCGACACCCTGCACGTGTGGGGCAGCGTGGACCACCTGGGGGAGCGCATCGAGATCGGCATCGAGATCCCCGACGTGACGGTGGACGCCTTCGACCGCTTCCGGGTGGTGGACGAGCACCGGGCCGCCGGCACCCTCCCGCCCCGGCAGTACCCGATGGACCACTGGCGTTGCGACTACTGCCCCTACGCGCAGACCTGCTGGGGCGCCTGGCCGGAGGAGCACGCCGCCCTGGCCGCCCCGGGCCGCCTGGGCGAGGACGTGGGAGACCTGCTGCGGGACTACGACATCGCCCGCGCCGCGGAAAGCGCCGCCAAGAAGCGCAAGGAAGCCCTGAGACTCCAGATCAAGGGCTCCCTGCTGGAGCACGGGGCCCGAAGTGGCGAGGCCGGGGGCCGCACGGTGTCATGGTCGGTGTCCACCAAGGAGAGCGTGGACGCCGACGCCCTTCCGGCCGACGCCCGGCGAGCCGCCACGGTCACGCGGCCCACTGAACGACTCACCGTCAAGACCAAGAAGGAGTGACGACCATGCGACGACGCTTCACGCAGATCAAGGGCATGTCGGAAACCCGCCGCCTCCCCCGCCTGGGGAAGATTCGCCTCGGGGTCCGCGTCAAGAAGGCGAAGGCCGACAGTCGGTGCAAGGAGAAGCCCTGCCCCGGCTGCAACTTCTGCACCTACCCCCGCGAGGTCCCCCACTTCGTCGTGCCCCCGGAGGTCGCCAAGGTGTACGGGCCGGAGCCGACGGTCCTGGACATCATGCTCCCGGTCAACGATCCCGACGTGGTGTTCCCCCAGGCGTTCGAGCACTACGGCTCCGGGCGCGGGCTGACCTGCACCGGGGACGGGGAGCGGGCAATGCGGGTCAACAAGGACACGGGCGAACTGGACGAGGTGCCCTGCCCCTGCCCCCTCCTGGAGCAGAAGAAGTGCGGCGCGAAGGCGCACCTCATGGCGATCCTGCCCAAGGTGTCGGTCGGCGGGGTGTACCAGTTGGACACCGGCTCCTGGAACTCCATCGTGGACATCAACTCCTCCCTGGACTACGTGAGCGCCCTTCTGCAGGGGCGGTTCGCGATGGTCCCCCTCAAGCTCAAGCGGGAGCCCCGCGAGACGTTCAACCCCGAGGCCGGGAAGCAGACCCACTACACCCTCCGGGTGGAGCTGGAGGGCAACGTGGACTTCATCAACCAGCTTCGTGGCGATTCGCGGGCGGTGCTGGAGGGGCCGGGCTACACCCTGCCGGCGCCCGTCATCGAGAACCCGGCATTTGACGCGGAGGGGGTGACGGTGAACGAGGCCGACCAGCACGCCGGCACGCGCGACGACGAGCAGCCGGAGCCGACGTCCGGCGATGAGCCCCCCGCCCGCGACCTGGAGCAGGTGGCGGCGGACTTCCTGGTCGCCATCGCCGATGCGGCCGACCTGGAGGCCCTGGACGCGATCGGCAAGAACATCGCCAAGGAGCCCGAGCAGGTCCAGAAGGTCGTGCGCGACGCCTACAGGGCGCGGGGCGAGAAGCTGGCCGGCGGGCAGGCCGCCGCGTGAGCGGATTTTCCTTCAACGTCGTCGTGGTCGGGGGGCACCTGACCCGCGACCCGGACATGCGGTACACGACGAACGGGACCGCCATCGCCGACCTGTCCATCGCGGTCAACTACCGCACCGGCCGGGGGGATGACTCCCGCGAGGAGGTTTCGTTCGTGGACGTGGTGGCGTTCGGCAAGACCGCCGAGAGCGCCACGCAGTACCTCGCCAAGGGCCGCCCCGTCCTGGTGGAGGGGCGGTTGCAGCAGGACCGCTGGGACGACAGGGAGACGGGCCAGAAGCGCTCCCGCCACAAGGTCGTCGCCCACCGGGTCCACTTCATCGGGGGCAAGGGGGGCGACGGCGCCGTCCCCGCCGGCCAGCGCGCCCAGGCCCGCAAGCCGGACCCCGGCCCGCCCGACTTCGGCGACGACGACATTCCGTTCTAGGAGGCTCCGATGACTGACCCCATTCGATTCCGCGTCGAGAAGATCGACAACGGGTTCCTGGTCTCCGAGGTGAACGGCCAGGGCAAGGCACTGCACCGCTCGGCCGCTGCGAAGGCCGAGGAGGTCGGCAAGATCATCGAGGACAAGGTGGCGGATTGGGCGAAGCCGCCCACCACGGCCAAGAAGGGGACCACATGACCGACCTTCAACGGCTCCAGCGCGAGGCCGGCAGGTGGGCCGACGAGGTGTTCGGCCAGAACCGGACACCGGACGGCGAGATCGCCCACCTGCTCAAGGAGGTCGAGAAGGAGCTGACCACCGACCCCCACGACATCAACGAGTACGCCGATTGCCTGCTGCTCCTGTTGGGGGCGGCCAGGAACGCGGGGCACGCCGCCGATGATGTTGTGGACGCGGCCTGGGAGAAGCTGGAGGTGAACCGTCACCGGGATTGGGCCGAGCCGGGGCCCGACGGCGTGGTGGAGCATGTGCGGGAGGCCGTGGGATGACCACCCGCGTCGTCAACCTGCACACCGACCCCTTCGCCAAGCACGCACACGGCTTCCGCCTCATCGACCGCCGCACCGTTTGGGGCAACCCCTTCAAGATCGGGCGCGATGGCACCCGCGAGGAAGTGATCGCCAAGTACCGCACCCGCATCTTGGCCCGCACCGACCTGCTGGCCCGCCTGCCCGAGTTGAAGGGCAAGACCCTGGGGTGCTGGTGCAAGCCCCTCCCCTGCCACGGTGACGTGCTGGTGGAGCTGGTGGAGGCGCTGCCGTGACCCAGCTAATCCTGGACATCCACCCCGAGCTGATCGTGGACAGCTTCGCCGGCGGGGGCGGTGCCTCCCTGGGCATCGAGCAGGCGCTGGGGCGGCGGGTGGACGTGGCGATCAACCACGACGCAGAGGCCCTGCGGATGCACCTCGTCAATCACCCCGAGACCCGGCACTACCCCGACAACCTCTACGCCGTGGACCCCGTGCGGGTCACCGACGGCCGCCCGGTGGGCCTGCTGTGGGCCTCGCCCGACTGCACCCACTTCTCCCGGGCCAAGGGCGGGAAGCCCGTCAAGAAGCACATCCGGGGGCTGGCCTGGGTGGTGGTGAAGTGGGCCGCCAAGGTGAAGCCGCGCGTGATCATGCTGGAGAACGTGGCGGAGTTCCAGGAGTGGGGCCCCCTCGTCCAAGGCAAGGACGGCGCCTGGCGGCCGTGCCCCCGCCGCAAGGGGCAGACGTTCGCCAAGTTCTGCGACGCCCTCCGGGCCCTGGGCTACGAGGTGGACTACCGGGAGCTGCGGGCCTGCGACTACGGCGCCCCCACCATCCGCAAGCGCCTGTTCCTGATCGCCCGCCGGGACGGCAAGCCCATCGTGTGGCCCCAGCCCACCCATGGGGACCCCGCCGGCGATGCCGTCCGCAAGGGCCGCCTCAAGCCCTGGCACACGGCCGCCGAGTGCATCGACTGGTCCATCCCCTGCCCCAGCATCTTCGAGCGCAAGAAGCCCTTGGCCGACGCCACCCTGCGGCGGATCGCCAACGGCGTGATGCGGTATGTGGTGAACGCCCAGGAGCCGTTCATCGTGCGGATGGGGCACTACTCCAACCGCACCGGGGACGGGGCCGCCTTCCGGGGCCAGCCCCTCACCCGCCCCCTGTCCACCGTCACGGCCCAGGGCCAGGACAAGGGCCTGGTGGTGCCCTACGTGCTGACCAACACCACCGGCCACCCCGGCGCCCCCGCGGACGCCCCGGCCCGGACGGTCACCACGGGCGACCACCACGCCCTGGTGGCGGCCCACCTGTCCCGGCAGTTCGGGAACAGCATCGGGTCGGACCCGGGCGAGCCGGTGGGCACCATCCTGCCCGGGGGCGGAGGCAAGACCGCCCTGGTGGCCGCGTTCCTGGCGAAGCACTTCACCGGGGTCGTGGGGGCCCCGGCCTCCGCGCCCACCCCCACGGTCACAGGCAGGGACCACAACGCCCTGGTGGCCGCCCAGCTCGTCGGCTGCGGGGGGCGCGCCGCGCAGAGCCGTCCCCGGGACGCCTCCGAGCCGATGGGCACCCTCACCGCCAAGGCGGACACGGTGGTGGCGGCCTCCACCCTGCTCAAGCTGCGGGGCACCTGCCGGGACGGGCAGCCGACTGGCGACCCCCTGCACACGGTCAGCGCCGGGGGCACCCACTTCGCCCAGGTGTACGCCTTCCTGATCAAGTACTTCGGCACCGCCACCGGCCAGGCGCTCACCGACCCCTTGCATACCGCCACCGGCAAGGCCCGCTTCGGGGTGGTGACGGTGACCGTGGACGGGGTGGAGTACGCGATCGCCGACATCGGCATGCGGATGCTCACCCCCCGGGAGCTGTACCGGGCCCAAGGCTTCCCGGACGGCTACGTGATCGGCGACGAGGGCGACGGCCGCCTGTCCCTCACCAAGACCGCCCAGGTCCGCCTGTGCGGCAACAGCGTCAGCCCCCCGGTGGCCCGGGCCCTGGTGGCGGCGAACGTGCCGGAGCTGGCGTTCCCGGGGTACGTGCTGCGGACGAAGGTGCGGAAGGGGGCCGGGCGGTGATCGGTGCGGGGGGTGGTGGGGTGAAGGACGACGTGGCCCCTTGGGCGCTCCTCATCGCGTTGGGGTGCGCGTTGCTGCTCCTGCCCATCCTAACCGGCTGCGGGACCACGCTGTACCTCGGGGCCGGCGCCCACGCCGTGCGCCACGACGCCCCGGAGATCGACGGCGAGGACAACCCCCTGGGGTACATCCGCATCGAGGCTCCCGAGTGGCACCGCGTCCACCTGGAGTGCCAACACGTCTCCAGCCTCCCCCGGTTGGAGGACGGCTACGGCTTCAACGGCTGCGCCGGGATGCTCCGGGTGTGGGGGCGGCGGTGAGCCACTACGCATCCGAAACCACCGTGTCCCCAGGCCGCTCGCGGGAGGAGATCGAACGCACCCTGATCCGGTACGGGGCGGATGGCTTCCTGTACGGGCACGACGCCGGCCGCGCCATCGTCGGGTTCAAGATGCAGGGGCGGCACGTCCGCTTCACGATCCCCATGCCGGACCCGAACAGCCGCGCTTTCACGGAGAGCCCCACCGGACGAGCACGTACCGCAGAGGCGGCGGCGAAGGCATGGGAGCAGGCCCAGCGCCAGCGGTGGCGGGCCCTGTCCCTGGTCATCAAGGCCAAGCTCGAAGCGGTGGAGGCGGGAGTGTCCACGTTCGAAGAGGAGTTCCTGGCGCACACGCTCCTGCCGGACGGCCGCACCGTGGGCGACTTCATGCTCCCCCAGGTGGAGGCCGCCTACGAGTCCGGCAAGATGCCGGCGTTGCTTCCGGGGGTTGGTCGGTGAGCGGGGCCCTCACCATCCGGCAGGCCGCCGACTTCCTCCAGATCCCGGTGAGCACCCTTTACCAGAAGGTGCGCGACGGCGAAGTCCCCGGCGCCAAGCTCGGGAAGGAGTGGCGGTTCCTGGAGGAGGACTTGAAAGCCTGCCTGCGCGCCCGCTACCCTGCCCGCTCCGCCAGGGAGGCCGCATGTCCCTCTACCGCCGAGGCCGGACGTGGTGGGTTGACCTCACCACCCCAAACGGCCGTCGCATTCGTCGAAGCGCGCGCACGCGCGACCGCCGCCAGGCGCAGGAGTACCACGACCGGCTTAAGGCCGATTCCTGGCGGCAGGCCCAGCTAGGCGCCCGCCCGTCCCGAACCTGGGATGAGGCCGTGATCGCCTACCTGGAGCACCGCCCTCCAGACGCCCCCACCGCCAAGAACGAGGACGGCTACGTGCGGTGGCTCAACGGCCACCTGGGGGGCCTCCCCCTAGAGTCGGTCACCCCCGACACCCTGGCCCGAGTCACGGCCGCCAAGCGGGCCCACGCCGCCCCGGCCACCGTCAACCGCTACCTGGAGTTCATCCGGGCCGTCCTCCGCGCCGCCTGGCGCCGGGGGTGGATCGACGGGCCGCCCCACGTCGCCATGCTGCGCGAGCCCGACCGCCGGGTGTCGTGGCTGACCCGTGAGCAGGCCGACAAGCTCCTGGCCCTGCTGCCCCCACACCTCGCCGACATGGCCCGCTTCACGCTCCACACGGGGCTCCGGGAAGCCAACGTGCGCCTCCTCACATGGTCCCAGGTGGACATGGCGCGGCGGGTCGCATGGGTGCATCCAGACGAAGCCAAGGCGGGAGAGGCCATCGGCGTGCCCCTCAACCGGGAGGCGCTGGCGGTCCTGTCCCGGCGCCGTGGCCAGCATCCCCGGTGGGTGTTCCCCTACAAGGGGGCGCCCCTCACCCGGTGCAGCTCCACGGCCTGGCGGACGGCGCGGGCCAAGGCGGGCCTCCCCCACTTCCGGTGGCACGACCTGCGCCACACGGCGGCCTCCTGGGCGGTGCAGGCGGGCACCCCCCTCCCCGTCCTCCAGGAGTGGTTCGGGTGGCGCTCGGCGCAGATGGTCCGGCGCTACGCCCACCTCGCACCGGAGCACATCGCCCCCTACGCCGACCGGCTGGCCGCGCCCCCGGCCGAGGCCGCCGAGGCGGTGTGA